ATCATATGCAATAATTTTATTATCTTGAATAATAAAATTATTTTCTACATCTACTTCTGTACCAATTTCTAGATCTTTTACGTCTCTAACGACTAATTTTTGAAGTTTCATAATTAACCCTCCGTATTATTGCATTCTTTTAATTATTGCTCTAACATTAGTTTTTTTCTTCACGCATTTGTGCTTCGGAGTCCTGCTCTTTTTTTTCAGCGTCGGCTTCGTTTTTTGCTTCGAATTCTGCTATTTGTTGTTCAAATAACATTTTTGTTTTTTCCATTTCAATTTTTGCAGACTCTATAAAAGATTTTGTTTGTTCTTCTATTTTTATTTTTGATTCTTCAAACTTTTGTTGATTCAATAAATCAAGATCAATATGTGATGATGATTCTTGTTCTTGTTTGTTTAACAACAGATTTAATTCTAATTCTTTATCTTTTAAAAATTGTTCAGAACTATTCATTGCTAAAATATATAATTCATCCCAACGATCTCTTGGCAAAGTTTTTTTAATACGTTCAATTGCTTCTGGGTTTTTGATGTGAATTTCTTTATAAAGTTCTTCACTAACAACTGCAAATCCGCTTTCGTTTAAAACATGAAATCCATCTTCAGTCCAAAGAGGTTCACCTTTTTTTACAATAATTTTCATACACTCTCCTATATTTTAATGATGTAGTTAACGTTTGCGTTTTTAGGGCGAGTTTCGTTATCGCCATTACCAACTGTGATTCCGTGCGTATGATTTGTATTTACGCCACCACTCCAGCCGCCATGGCTATGGTCAGAACTAATCCAACCAGTACCACCACCGTGAGAATGATTTGGTGCAGTTTGAACTGTTGTCCAAGAATCATCAATAGGCACAACACCGCCGGCGTTATACATACTATTCCAGTTATAATCGTTTGCTCGCGGCAAAGTGTTATATCCATCCCCACTGATACCATGGTAATGATTTGCAGATACACCGCCGGTAGTCGTGTAGTGTGCATGATCTGCACTGTGAGTTCCAGAGCTTGCACTCAAACCGTTTTTAGCCGTAGCGTTATCTTGAACGCTACCAACATTGTCTCCTGTATTTCCACCAGAGTTTGCTGCTGTTCTTGTTGTTCTATCTGGATCTCGGGCAACTCCGCCATCTCGACCACGAATAAATCGTCCGCGTAAATCGGGTAAATGGAATGTAGAAGATCCGTCTCCGGTGCCCCATACACTGCCAATCGCACTATAAAGATTAGCATAAACTGTTCGGCTAACTGCTGAACCATCACATAATAGCCAACCAGCTGGAGCTGTTACACCACCAAACGGAAGAATTGTGCCAGATGGTACAAAGTTGAATAACGTCATTTGATAAACCAGTTTCCGTTATATGCCACTAATTCAAACGAAGAGTATTGTGGCAAAATTTGTGTTAATTGACCATCAATTGTTTCTGATGCGTTGCCATCAACAGTTACATTACCAGTATTTATATTTTTAAAAAATAGAACACTGCCATCTTTATTAACAGCTGTTGGCAGTGTGATTGTAATGGCCGTGGCAGAATTACATACGTAAATAGTGTTTACTGGTAAACCTACTAAAACTTGAGTTGCTGTTAGCGGTGTTACATAATACTGGAGATAAAAATCTCGCATAAATACTGGCGTTGGTTTAAATTTAGATGTATACGTTGCCATGATAAATCCTTAAATTTTAATCAAATACCTAACACCAACTGCATCGGGCCTTGTTTCGGCATCACCAGCATTTACTGTAACAGTCTGCGCAGCAGCAGTTCCCGAAGACAACGTCTGAGCAGCTGCTGTTCCTGATGCTAGCGAAATGTTTGATGTTCCTAACGATTGACCACCGGCAGTTAATGAAAATGCATGGCCATGTCTAGGGTCAAATCCATCCTGAGCACCGCTTGCTGCGAATATATTCCATGCGCCGGTATTTGCATTAGCGCCAACAGCTAAACCCCATCCGCCTAAACTGCCCGAACCGCCCTGCCAATTTAATCTATCTGTGGTCGCGGCATTTGTCCATACTCTATGTGAGTGATCACCGTCACTCCCGCCAATAGAGCCGCTAACCCCGGTTCCGCCATGACTATGACCAATATTTGTAGTGCCCGTAACAGTGCTACTATTAAGCGTTGCGCTAATACTGCTTGAAGCAGCTGTGGCTGTTAATCCATTTTTAGCTGTTTTATTTCCTTGGAACTCTGCTAATCCTGTTGCAACGCCTTGTGCATTACTGGCTCCGCCAGAAGAACCTCGCAAAAACGAGCCTCTTAAGTCTGGCAGACGAAATTTTCCCGCCGCGGGGTTTGCATATGTAACACCAGTTAGAGGATTTTTAGCATTATTCCAAGTGGTTCCAAGAGCCGCTGATAAAGTTGGATATGCAGAGACATCAACTTCTGCACCATTGCATTCCAACCAACCTGCCGGCGTTGATGTACCGGCATATGGCATAATCATTCCTGCTGGAAAGTCTATAATTGTAAGTCCAGAAATTGCACTGTTAGACATTTTCTATACCTTAATAATATAGTGAACATTTATATTTAAAGGTCTTGTTTCATTGTCGCCATTACCTACTGTAACAGTTTGTGCTGGGGTTGTCCCTGATGCAGAAAAAGTCGCAGAGCTGCCAAAATCCCAAGAGTGAGTGTGTGCTAAAGATCCAGACGTATTAACAGAAATGCCTGTAGTATTACCGCCAACAAATCCTGAATGCCAATAATTTGGTGCTCTGTCTGACCATTCACCAATATCATATGTACTACTAGAACCATAAGTTGCTGATATTGGAAGACCAACAGCATACCCGCCTGTGGTGTCAACACCATGCGCATGGCCGTGACCAGGGTCCGAAATTCCATGACCATGGGTTGAGTTAGCGGACATACCACCAGAAGTTCCATTTAATTGATTTTTTAAACCACTAACAGAAGTTGCCACCGAAGCGGCACTTGCTGTTAGGCCATTTTTAGCCGTGGCATTAGTCTGTACACTACCTACATTATTGCCAGTATTACCGCCAACTGCTGCGGCAGTTCTAGCAACTTTATCTGGATCTCTGCTAGCTGTTCCGTCTACACCACGCATAAATCGCCCGCGAAGATCTGGTAAATTGAAGGTGGTTGAGTTATCACCATAACCATGCGAAGTTCCAAGCGCCGCAAACAAATTTGCATAAGTTATACGACTAATTGCTGAGCCATCGCAAAATAGCCAACCTGTCGGGGCTATTTCACCGCCATATGGCAATATAACACCAGATGGCATTAATTGAGCAATAGCACCCGCAACTTGCGATGAGGTTTGGTCCCCTATTGTTCCTAATAACGCTGCGTTTGCCATTTGATCCTCTTATAATTTAATAATATAATTAAGAGCTAAAAATGCTGGTGTCGTTTCGATATCACCAGCAATTGTTTGCGCTGGAGTAGTACCAGAAACAGAAAAAGTTCCGTCCCAAGTTGTTGTATGGTTGTGATTAGACGAAACACCACCGGTCCAAGTATAATGAGCATGGTCACCACTAGCCCAGCCAGTATCGGGATTGTAAGTATTTGGACCAGAATAAGATCCACCAAAAGTTATACCCTGGCCGCCCTGGCCACCATAAACTTGCCAGCCAGTATTTGTTGAATGGTAATGGTTTGAATTTTGACCTCCACTCCAACCACCATGTGCGTGATCTGCAGAAATCCAACCACTAGTTCTATCAAATTGATTTCTGTTACCAGAGGAAGATGTTGTAGAGGTAGAATTGGACAGTCCGTTTTTAGCAGTCTTTTGCCCACCTTTTGCAGCCAATGCTCCACCAGCTGGTGTATGTCCTGTTACTCCACCATAATTTGCTGTCCCGTTCGTTCCTGTGCCTCGTGGATAAATACCACGCATATCAGGAACATTAAATGTTGATGAGTTATCGCCAACACCGTATGTAGTAGCAATAACACCAAAAAGTTTTGAATATATTGTGCGACTGATAGCAGATCCATCGCACAACGCCCAACCTTCTGGGGCAGTTGATCCTGCAAATGGTAATACTGTTCCGGTTGGTGCAATCCCTAAAAATGCCATTAGAACATCTCCCAAGATGTACCGTTACTTACTAAATAGCAAGATTCGTTTTGAAATAGGCCAATTGTTAAGGCGCCATCGATAGTTTCCGAACCATTGGCATCAATTGTCAAAACTTGGCCAGCATTTAGCCTACTTTTTACAATAAAAATTTTACCGGATACAGTCGATGCCACAGGCAAATTGATTGTGTAACCAGCTGCGCCCGAAGCTGACACATAATAATCAGAAGGTGTGATTGTGTATGTTCCTGTAACTGCTCTATAATTTGCTACTATATTATTTCCGCCAACAGTTAACGGAAATGTTGCGCCAACGGCTGGAGCATTTAATGCAAAATTAACACTTGCATTAGTAAATCCTGCAATATTTGGCAGTGTGATTTGAATCAAACCTAAAGTAGTGATAGTTATATTAAATCCAAGAGGCGGAACATCGCCCATGGTTTGATAGCCAATTATATAATCAGTGCCCATGCCATTTTTAGCAAACTGGGCCTGGACATAAAAACGATAATCAGTTCCGGCATCTAAATGAACCCAACCAACTAATTCGCCAGCATCATAAGTAGATACTGTTTGAATTGTTGTTATTGCATTATTAGATAACGAAATTTGTGTTCTAGCATTCGCGCCGCCAACAACAGAACCACGCATGTTATAGAAATCTATAGCGGTCGTTGTGCGAGCCACTCCTACGGGCTTTGAAACTTGCCCAATAACAGAAGGTGCGGTTGTAGTTATTTTACCGGCAGCTGTTGGCGATAAAAAATATGCTTCACCAGAAATAAGAGCCCCGCCACCCTCAATAAGATTCGCCCCTACTGATGCAACTTCGCCTCCTAAACATATATAAAATGTATTTACATCAATAATTCCGTAAATAAGACCTGCTACTTCTGCTGTATTTGTTGCATCGGCTTTAGCATATGCGTATGTAGAACCATTTAGATATACCGGTCTTCCAATGTCGGCAGATGTAAATCCATGTAATGCTTGAGTTACCTGTGCAATAGTATTTGCTACACCAATTTTAGTTTCTTCGGCGGCGGAATTTTGTGCATAAAGAGCACCGTCTGGTTTAAAATAAAGCCTTGTATATCCGGCGTTTGGTGAAGATGGTGTTGTTTCGTTGAGCAAATCAAAATAAGCAGTTCCAGCAGTGCCTGTGCCTTTCAATGTGAGAAAAGTAAATGCTCCGGAACTAGCAGTAGTTGCACCAATAGAAGAAGAGTTAATAGTTTTATTAGTTAAAGCTTCTGCGCCGGCAAGTGTCGCAAGAGTACCGGATGTTGGTAATGTAACACTTGTTGATGCGGTTGTAGTTAGCGTAATATTATTAGAACCATAACTAAATAAGCCTGTATTATTAATTCCAGTACCGCCTCTTATTGGCGATAATTGTGCCTCACCAGCTAATGAATTAGTAGCACTCCAATATGTAACGTAATTTGCTGTTCCGGTTCCAAGAGCAATCGAGCCATCTAAATTGGGGATTGTTAAAGTTCTTGAAGTATTATTACTAATTCCAGATAGTTGGAAATATAGTTTTTTAGTGGGGTCTGTTTCATCGGCAAAATATACGGAGCTATCTTCTAGTGCAGTGGATGTTAATGTTCCACCAGTACCAGTTGTTAAAGCCGGAGCCCATGCAGAAACACTGGATGCATATTTAATATAAAGAGTGCCGTTAGATCGAAGGTATAAAGACCCGGTCGGGACGCCAAGAGAAAGTGTAGTTGGGTCCGCTGACCCTGTTTCAATGTATGCGGCTTCGCCAAGTTTTAGCTTAGATTTTAATGCCTTGACATAATCGCCATTAAATATAACAGCGCCGCTCATAGTAGTTGCCCTTAGTTATTTTTAAAGTGGCTTTCGCCAGTAATTGCTATTAAATTTTAGCACATTTATTTGTGTCTCATAACTCCGCATTAGCGGCGTATAAATAAAAATATAATTTAGAGCCAGTTGTAGAAGTAGTTATGAAAACGGAAGTAAACCCGGCTGTTGAGATTCGGCTGGTATTTAAACTAACAGATCTACTTCCATTTGCGAATTCTTCAACAGTATTAGCGATTCCGTCGAAGGGGCGGTATAAAGTCACCGTTGGCTTAGCTCTCATTGTTACATGAAATGGTGTAGTGTTTAAAAATTCACCAGTTGTAGACGGATCTTTTATGCCAACTGCACCTGGATAATCGCCAACTGCGGTACCAATTGCAGTTCCGATTGGGTAATTTGTATCGAAATATTTTTGGCACAATAATAATTCTAGACCGCTAAATCTATTTTCAATCGGAGATGCAATTGAACCGGCTTCAAGCTGAACGCCTGTTAGCCTAAAATAAGAATTTCCTGCTAAGGAGGAAGAGCCAAAACCTCCAGTTCTAAAACCAATATCCACATAAACACCTGCTTCGTTTCCAGAACCAGTTATTCCAGTAACTGACGCTAGTGTATTCACTGTAATTACTTTGTATTCCCATGTATCGGCAGCGTTTACTGTAAACGCTGTTCCAATATCAATAGACCCTGTATAACCTGATCCAGTGAAAATACGAGCTGCATGAGTTCCTGTGATGTTTGATTTATACCAAAAAGATAAAGTGATTGGTTTTCCTACGAGAGCCATTGTGTCTTGCTTTTCGATGATATTTCTTAATGCATATTCTGTAACTGCTGTTGCATTGATTGCATTTGTTTGCGCTATATTTGCGGAGTACATAAATTCAAGAGAAGGAGTGTCTGTAGATTGTTGGTACGTAAAACTGACATTAGTACCAACTACAGTTGTTCTCCATCTGTCTGCGCAAAAAATACCAGTCGTTGTTTGTGTGCCTGTCGTAGTTGCTCTTTGCCATATATTAAAATTTCCATTAATTATTTTATTTCTAAATATCAAACCAGAGTTATTGTTATCTCCATAACTGCCTAAAAGTGATGTATTTGTAATAGCCATTTTTTAATCCTACCGTTAATACTTTGTTATAACGAATATGCTTTAACTATTATATATATCCACCCAGTTGTTGAAGCACTGTTAACTCCTGCTAAATCGTAATACAAAGTGCGACCGTTGCATGGAGCTATTACGCTAGACCACCATTGTCCTTGATTTGGTGTAAACGTATCACTATCTCCATGATGAGTCATGCAAACTACATTACGAGTACCAATTCCAGCACTAAAATAAGTACTGGGTTGTGTGCCTCGTGGAGCGACCCAGCTTGTTAGACTGCTTATTGCAGACCTGCTAAAAGAAAGATTAAAATGATCTGTTAAACTTGCAGTTAAAAAAACATCCGCCAGAATATATCTGGCGTTATTTGGCACAGATGATGGATTTATTGTAACGGAGCTACTAACGGGCCCAGTAAAAGACCATTCGGTATACGCTGGCGTAACTTCTACCCAAGAAATAATATTATTGCCATTTTGTTGAATATTATTCAAAACTGATAGGTTACCAGTTTCTGAAATTGATGTTGTTATGGTTCCAGATGAATTTTTTATGGCTATTTGCGCAGATACATTTGCCCGTATTTCGTTAGTTTTTAAACCATCATTAAATGATTTGTTGCCGGCAAAAGTTTGTTGTGTTGTTGATACTAAGCCTGGGCGATCTGTCGTTGATATTCCTTTTGATTCATTATCAATAACCGTACTGGACATAGATTCCTCAGATTGAATAAGCTTTGATAATTATATAAAGCCATCCGCTGCTTCCGCTATTACCATAATTTCCAAAATACATAGTTCTGCCGTCAACTGGTATATTTTGTGATGGATACCATATTCCATAATACGGGCTATATCCATCTGATTCCCCAGAATAAGTTAATAGTACGGCCTGTCGCGCTAAACCGCTACCAAAAGTAGCGGACGGCTGCTGGCCTCTTGAATTAACCCATGAATATTGATTTGTAAGAGCAGTTCTAGACAAAACAAAATTTTGGTGATCACCGTAAGTTTGTCCTGGAACTACAGTAGAAGTCGCAAAAACATCTGCAAGAATGTATCTTGTGTTCGCAGGAATAGCTGTGGTCAAATTTATTGACTGAGATGTCACACTGCCTGAAAAAGACCACTCTAAATAATAGGGGGTAACTTCTACCCAAGAAATAATATTATTGCCATTTTGTTGAATATTATTCAAAACTGATAGGTTACCAGTTTCTGAAATTGATGTTGTTGTGGTTCCAGATGAATTTTTAATATTTATAGTTGATGCTGTGTTTGCCTGTATTTCGTTAGTTTTTAAACCATCATTAAATGATTTGTTACCAGCAAAAGTTTGTTGAGTAGTTGATACTAAGCCTGACTGAGTGTTTGTCGCCGTGCTTATTTTTTGTTGAGTTAAATTTGTTGATGACATTTTTTATCCTATCAGTTTGCCAGAAAAATATCCCAAATTATCACCATAATAATAATCAGTTCCAGAAGTACAGGCGTGAATGCCACATTGCATGTACTGGCCGGCTGTCATGTATATCATCATATGAGTATGAACCCAATCATGATCACTCGGTCCTGTTACCCAGCTATAAGAGCATCCTCTAGGAGAAATATTGCTGCCGTTTAAATAAAACGTTGGCTCTAAATTTCCAGCGGCAGAACTATATCTATGTATGATTCCAAAATGGAATTCATAAACACCATTTACAGGAGCCGTGAATCGACCATTGCTTGTGTTGTAGCAACTATTTATGTTTAATCTCGTATTTCCAAACACTGGAGCAATTGCTCCAAATGCGCCGGTGATTGTATTAAATACGCCCCCTGATTGCCACGCATAAAATGCTGGAATGTTTGGTGTTAATAGATAACCCGCATTTGTTATTGTTGCAACATTTGTTGAACTAGAATTGTTAAATACAATTCCATTACTGTCTTTAGCTTGGACTGTACCAAAGCTTACATTTGAACTATCGATTGATAATGGTAAGGTAACACCGACTGAAGGTCCGTTTAGTGTAAATTGTGTTATTGCACTGCCGAAACCGGCAATTGATGGCAACGTAACTTGAACTAATCCAGTAGTACCAGTTGAAGCGGCGATATTAAATCCTGCAGGAGGTGTATCACCAGATGTTTGAAAACTTAATAAATATCCAGTCCCATCGCCCTTTTTTGTTAATTGTGCCATAAAACTAAAACGATATTTAGTTGTGGCGTTAATGTAAATAAAACCAGACAACTCTACGGCATCATATGCGGAGCCGTTTTGGATTGTAGTTGTATTATTATTTGTAAGAACAATTTGCGTGTAAGTACTTGAGCCACCAACTGTGCTGCCACGCATATTAAAGAAATCAAACGCGGCTGATGTTCGAGCAATACCTATTGGTTTAGATATTTGGCCAACTACAGTTGGTGATGTTGTTGTAATTTTACCCGCAGTTGTGGCGGACAAAAAGTAAGCTTCTCCGGCGGTGAGAGTTGCTGATCCGCCTTCAATTAAATTTGCACCAATTGCTGGTATTTCGCCACCCAAACAAATTTGAAATGTATCTGCATCAACAATTTTATTAATTAAACCTGCAACTTCGGCAGTAGCCTCTAAATCGGCTTTTGCAAATGCATATGCAGATCCGCTTAAATATAATGGCCTACCAACATCAGCAGCAACAAAGCCGTGTGCAACTTGAGTGACTTGTACAACAGAACCGCCGCCGAACGAAAGTTCTCGTATATCGGCTCCATTGACGACACCACGTTGTGTTTCTGTTGCAACAGTATACTGAGATGGCTGATAGGTTGAATTAGGCATTAGGCGCTACCTGTTCGTTGTTAGTTAATACCCATCCGTTTGCAATCGCTAGATCGACCATTTCTTCTTTTGATTGAGGAATTTGAATTGATTGTTCTAAGCATTTTGCAACACAAATTTGTACAATTTCGTCAATTGCAATACGTGCCCGGTTTTTAACTGCATTATTTGCCCATTCTTGCGGAGATGCGCAAACGGTCTGTAGAGCTTTTTGTTCAGTTTCTGTAATTTCAATTGTAATATTTGGCATAAATTACTCCTTTTAACCTATAAAGAAACCACCCCATGCGGTGTGGCCTCCGTAATATGTTCCGCCGCCATATTGACCAATAATTGTAACCGAATCATTTTGTTGCAAATAGATTGAATATCCACATGTTTGCGCAGATCCTATAACACCATCTGAAGCAAGTATGTATGGTTGATTAGCACTTCCGCCATTCACGGATAAACGTAATCTTTCTGAAGTTCCATTATTAAAATAACCTAACCAAAAATAATATAATCCTGCAATTGGCGCTGTGAAGGTATAGTTAGATGGGTTATAATGATTTCCAATATTAAAATTTGTTCCACCGTTAAAAACTAATGAAACACCCGAGGCCGTGGTTTGATTTCCACCAGAAGACAATGCCCAGAACGCTGGACGACTAGGCGTTAAAAGATAATTATTAAATGTTTTATTACCGGCAAATGTTTGAGTAGTAGTGCTGACTAATCCACTTTGAGAACCCGAAGCTAATCCTAATGATTGTTGGCTAACTATTGAAGATGACATGTTTTATTTCCTATACTGCAGACCAACTGCCCCAAGTGGTTCCTGACGTACTAACTCTTTTTTGAAATTGATTATCATTTAAAAATGCTAATTGCCACACGGGCCCGCCTGTGAAATCTGTTGTTGTGCCATACGGCCTAAAGGTCATTAATCCAACATAACCAGTGCCAGGAGCGCCTGAAATACCAATTGTTGTACCTAATTTAAAATCATATGTAACGCCCGGAATATAATCTTGCGGGTTGGTATTTACGTTACGTGTGTCTATAGACGCCACACGTTTTACTGTGCCCTCTGCAGCTAAATTATCAATCGACGCTTGATTAATTATCAATGGTACATTAGCCATTTTTAATAAACTCCAGTTGAGCTAGATGAATTAGTTGCAGCTGAAATTGTAATATCTGTTTGTACTGGTGAAGGTGTCAACTGATACACGCTAACACTAAACCCCACAAAATACATATTTGGAAGTAAAATTGTTAAAACCACGTATCCATCTGTCGATTTATACGTAGAACATGTATGGCTACCATATGTACCTACATTAATAATGCTATTTGAAACAGAATATGCATATAAAACTAAATTTGTATCTATTGGTTTTTGTTCGCCATATGCATAACCGGCAAATTTAAATAATGGCATTCTATCGGTCATCGCAATATTAGTTTTTAAATGAATATATTGATTAGTTAAGTTAGTAGCACTGCTGTAATGATAGATATGTTCTCTGACTCTATCTGTAAATTTAGTTAATTGTACACCAGATGAATTATTTACAATAATTCCATTACTGTCTTTAGCTTGTACTGTACCAAAACTTACATTTGAACTATCGATTGATAATGGCAAAGAAGCGCCAACAGCTGGACCATTCAAGCTAAATTGCGCAATCGCACTAGTAAATCCAGACACGGATGGCAATGTTACTTGAACTAGTCCGCTAGTTGTAACAGAAATATTAAATCCTACCGGCGGTGTATCACCAGATGTCTGATAGCTAATCAGGTAGTCTGTAGCATCACCCTTTTTAGTTACTTGCGCTTTAAAATGAAAGCGGTATTTAGCTGTTGCGTTGATATACATCCAGCCAGCAAGTTCAACGCTGTCATAAGCTACAGTGTTTTGAATTGTAGTCGTCGTATTATTTGTTAATGAAATCTGTGTATAAACATTAGATCCACCAATTGCAGATCCTCGCATATTAAAAAAATCTAACGCTGCAATTGTTCTTGCAATTCCAAGCGGTTTAGAAATTTGACCAACTACAGACGGCGGCGTTGTGGTAATTTTTCCGGCACTTGCGGCAGATAAAAAATAAACTTCGCCCGCAACTAAAGATCCGCCACCATCGACAACGTTTGCGCCAATCGCACTAATTTCTCCACTTAAGCACACTTCGAATATATTTGAGTCAATAATTTTACTAATTAAGCCTGCAACTTCAGCCGTGGCTTCCAAATCTGCTTTTGCTAATGTATAAGTTGAACTGTTTAGATAAAGGGGTCTACCTACATCTGCAGCCACAAATCCATGCGATGCTTGAGTAACTTGGACCACAGAACCACCAGAACCCACTGATGTTTCGGTGCCCGTAGCCGCGCTTAGTGTATATAATTTTCCGTCAGCCTTTGCATAAACTTGCACACCAGTAGCGGGTGCAGATCCTGGTGTTGTTGTTGGGTTTAAAACAATGCTGTCAGCAAATGTTTGTTTTGCCCAATTAATAGCTGACATGTATCACAACTCCTTAATTTTTCTTTAAAACTTCTAATTCTTTTTTAGCTTCATCTAATTCTAACTTTAATTCTTTAATTGCTCCGACTAAATATGGAATCAAATCAGAAT